GGTTTATTATTTTCTTCATTATTCTGTGGTTCTTCTTCTTCATTCTGTGGTTCTTCTTCATTATTCTGTGGTTCTTCTTCATTATTCTGTGGTTCTTCTTCATTATTCTGTGGTTCTTCTTCATTAGTATTAGGTAGAATTGCGTTGATTGCGTTACTTCCATTTTCGGCGGCGACATTTAATATTGTATTTGCTCCTGATACTGCTCCTTTAACTGTGCTTTTTACTGTATTAAATATATTTCCAACAATACCTGATTTTTCTTCTTCTTTTACAGATTCTTCAATTGAATTTTCTTTTGCTTTTTCAATACGATTCATTAAATTTCCTTGTTCTGTTAATTGGTCTACATAATCTGTTAAACCTTCGACCATTGGTTTCTTAGCAACATCCATATATTGTCTTGTATAATCTTTTAAATGTCTAACCATATCAATCATATCTAATTGTAAAGCATCTATTTTACTACGAAGGGCCATAACTTGACCACTGGTTGCGTATTCTTCATTATCTCTAACACCGTAGTGCATTATTTTTTTTTTATTATTCATTAATTTGTCTAATGATTTATTATCATTATCAACAACAGAATCAAATGTCTGTTCTGTATCATTTGTTGAAAGTTTTAACATATTAGAAACACTTTTTTTATCCTTGTCTGATAATTTACTAATAGCATTAATTAACGCTTCGGTTGTAATATTACTATTATTACTATTATTACTATTATTTTCCATTGTTATTATCTCTATTTTAAACTTATAATTAAGGTAGAAAAAATTAAAATATAGAAATCCGAATAGATATATTCAATATTATTTAATATTTTTTAATATTTAATATGCTTTATCTAAAGAACAACCAGGCATACTCATAGGAGGAGGAACTGGAATTGGTTTATATCTTACCATTTGGCAAGGAGGTAAATGTTGGGGAGTAGTATCAATAACACGACCGCTGTTAGCAGGATTTGCTTTAATAATAATCTGTTGTGGTTGGCATTTATTCATTTCGGTTGTTGGACAAGGATTTTGGTATTTTAATGTTGGGCATTTACTCTGAAGACGGGTAGTTCCACGAAGATCACTTTCTAAATCAACTAAATTACCTTTAACGTGACTGACTGCAGTTCCTCCAACAATACCAAGTTCAACACGACACTTATTACAATTTTCAAAACGACTTGGGTCTAAAACATATGCTAATGTTCCGACACTTTCGGTTAAATGATGCTGGTAAGCACAATTATCATAAGATAATCTATTAAAACTCATTTCTAATTTTTTTAATTTAATTAATATCTTTATGTCTTATTATATATGTTAGAGAAAATGTTATTGAATATAATAATAAATTAAAACGAAATTATAAAAATAAAAATATAAAAAATATAAATATGTAAAATATAAATTAATATTATACAAAATTAATATTATACAAAATTAATATTATACAAAATGAATTAAAACATTAAAGTATTTAAACCGCCATAGGAGCAGGAATACGAGGATATGCTTTATATCCGATTAATTCTAAATCTTCAAATGTAAATTCGGTTATATCATTCTTTTCTTCTTTTATTTTTAACATTGGAAATGGGTATGGTTCTCTGCTAATGTTTATTCGGACTTGTTCTAAATGAGTTTTATATAAATGAGTATCTCCAATTATAACACTTAAGTTTCCTGGAATAAGATTAATATCTTTTAAATTACAAATCATATAAACAAGTAAAGCACCAGTACAAGCATTCCAATTATTTGCTAAGAAATAATCACTACTTCTAATATAAATTTGTAAATTAAGTTTATGTCTGATTGTATCAACGTAGAATTGATACATACATAAACAACTTGGTAATGCCGCTCTTTGATTACCAACTGGATTCCAAAGATTTATAATAATACGCCGACTGGTTGGGTCTTCTTTAATAAGTCTGATACATTCATTTAATTGATCGAATCCATTTTCTTCTTTACTATCTGTTTTACAATCTGTTTTACAATTAATATATTTACCACCAAAATGACGGAAATTAAACCCATATGTTTCTCCCATATCACCAACTGGATAATCATTTAATCCTCTACTATCTAAGAATTCTCTGGTTGTATTTCCATCCCAAATATGAATACCTTTTTCAACTAAAATATTATTATCAGTTTGTCCTCTTAAATAGAGCATCAATTCTTCAAAAATTGCTCTGAAAAACATTCTTTTAGTTGTTGATAGAGGAAATGTTTCTGATATATCATACTTTAACTGATTACCAAATGTGCTGATGGTTCCAGTTCCAGTTCTATCTTCTCTTTCAATCCCATCTTCTAAAGTATATTTCATTAATTTTAAATATTCATTTTCTTCTTTGTTTTGATAGACTGTATTTTTATCTAATTCAATCTGATAAATATCTCTTCGATATTGCATAAAACGATAATATAAATAATTATTTTTATCCAATTTTTCTTTTCCAAATGGAGAACATTTTACTAACTTATAATCTGTATTATCACCTGAATAATTAATTTTTGGAAAATAAGTGTCATATTCTTCCCCATTTTGATAAACTTCCGTCGCAAATATATCACATATATCTAAATCTTCCATTGCTAACTTATAAATCTCATCACCCCCAATAATAAAATGATTATTTAATAAATATCGTTTCCCATCTAATGTTTGATGTTTCACATTAGAAAACTTATTAATTGTATTTGCTAAATCATCCCATTTAACAAATACAATTAAAGGATTATTATCATATTCTTTATTACGTAATTGATATTCTGTCGGATTACGAGTAATAATTATATTAAATCTATCTGTTAGAGGACGAAACTTAGTTGGAATTGATTCCCATGTCTTACGACCCATAATAACTGTATTAATATATTGAAATGTTGGGTCATTAGATACTGTTGTTGTTATATTTTTAAAATGTTCCATATCTTTTGGTATTCTCCATGGTAATTTACCTTGATATCCAATCCCATATTTAGGGAATGAATGAGCTACAATTAAATTAAATCTCATATTGATTAGTTTGTTTGTTTGATTGTTTTGATTGATTCCTATTTAGTATTTTATAATTTTCATTATTTATCTTTAATAGAATTATCTTAAATTTATTATAATTAAAATGAATGAATTAAAATGAATGAATTAAAATGAAAATAGAATAATAAAATATCAATAAATCAATTTTATATTACACCTTTGAATAATTAAAATGCCGATTTTTTAAACATCAAAGTCTAAAAATAGAAATATTTTCTCTCTTATACTCTCATGGTCATCGGGGTCAAGACCAACTTGTTCTATTAATCTCTTATTATATTTATTCTTGATACATTTAAGACCATTTTTGATAAATTCAATAATCTCTTCTTCATCTTTTTTAAGTAATAGAAATGTGCTCTCAAACTCAATATTCTTTCCAGTAATTTGTCCAGGATCGCTATAGGTATGATATGTAATTGAAGTATCAAAAGTAATATATAAACGTTTGTTCCCTTTATTAATAACAAAACTTTCTTCTGTCTTCGCAGAACTAAAATCTCCCATTCCTATCATTTTCATTAGATGTGCGTATCCATTAGATTCATTGATTTTATATTGTTCTTCCATATTTTTGAATAATGAATTTATACCTTTATGTTTGTTTATTAAATTATTAAGCTTTAAATTAAATTATTAAGCTTTAAATTAAATTATTAAGCTTTAAATGAATTTAAAGGAAATTCTAGTTTTCTAGGTCCTGATATAATACCTTTTTCTATATCTTCTTTTCTAATACCTATATTTTTATAATACGACCCAAAATCACTACAAAAAGCATTTAAATTATATTTATCAAATGGGAAATCATCAAATAAAATATCTAAAAATATATCATAGTATGAGTTCATAGGTCTATCTTCTTCCGAACCAGTTCCAAACCATATTCCGTCGTATTTTTTTATTATAGAAACACATTCATCTGTAAATTGTTGTTTATCAATTGAATCAATATAAAACTTTTCTATTGAATCCCAATCTTCTTTTTCAATTATTAATTCAAATTCTTTGCCATCAATATTAAATTTTATTTTTTCAACACCATTATCAGTTTGAATGTAATCAGCTTCAAAATTATAATAGTCATCTAATTCAGGAACATAAAATGTGGAGCATTTACATTTTAATTGATATTTCTTAACAGGTAATTTCCATTCATTAAAATTAAGAGCATACTCAACATAGAAAGGTTCTTTGTCTTCTGCTGATATATACATATTTAATTTATTAATTTATTAATATATATAATATAAAATCAATTTTATAAATATATTATATCGCTGTTTTAAATGTACGAAGGTGTAAATACTTTATTAAAAAAATATATAAATATAAATATATATATTTTGTTTTTGTTTTTCAAATAATTAGTTAATTATAGTTATTATATTTTATTGTCTTTTCTTAAGTATTCCATTATCAACATAACTAAATTTATTGGATAATAACATTTTACTATAATTTTGTATACATTTTTTATCATCAACTGATAATTCATTCTTAAGTATGTGTATTCTTCAGTTGATGATAATTTAATCAATTAATAATTTTTTTTTAGCATCTGTCAATTGTTCTAAATGTAAATCATTATCTTTATAAATACCAAATCTTAATTCATTTGTTGATATCAACATTTTCATATCAATAAATGAATTACATTCAGCATTTTTTATAATTTTATTTGTCAATTTAACATCACTAAATATAGTATTTTTATCAAATCCCTTTTTAGTTAAAGGTATAATAGATGTGCTTGTTGTACCATAATAATGTTTAATAAAGCATAATAAGATTATATCTTCATCCGCGAATAAACCTTTATTATATTTATTTATAATATCCTCCCTGATAATTACACCACTTGTTATCTTACCATTTAATGTAAATATAATATCAATAATTTGTTTAACTATCGCCTGGTAAAACACTTGTTTTTTTTCAATTTGTAACAATTTATTATTATTCGGTAAAATAACTAACAGTGGTTTAATTTTTATTCCATTGTATTCTGTTGTTTTTAATGTCCACATAGGTGAATCATATGTTTCAATTTCTGAATTATCCATTATTTGTATCTTCGGATATAATATTGATATAACGTTTCTATATTATATCAATTCTTACGTTATTTTATTTATATAAATAATATTTATATTAATAATATTTATGTTAATAATATTTATGTTAAACAATTTCTATAACAGTTATTACGAATGTTGTTAGTTTTATAATTTTTTAAATTATTTTGACAGAATATAATTATAATATTTTAATTTTTTAAATTCAATTTTTTAATATAAAAAAAATAAAAAAAAGTATATATATATAACATATATATTGTAATTTTGTTTTATTAATTTTTATTAATTTTTATTAATTTTTATTCATAATGTAATATTGCAAAGGAGTGCCTTGTGATCACTATTTGTATCAATAAGTTCAACTATCACTTTGGCATTATTGGACAACATATTATCCAACGCAACACCTGCCGGAACTCTTTGTTTTGACTTATCGTAGCATAGTTCGCGAAAGTTTTTCGCACAATCCTCAAATTCCTCATATGCATCGTCCTTACCATCCAGTTCCTTTAGACGATCCAACAGTTTAAAGTATTCATCACGATATTCCTTATTATTTAGAAAAGCAACGATATCGTAAGGTTTTGGCGTGAATGTATGGACATCGAATGGCACTGCGTTCTTAAGACCGATACCAAGGAATGTCTCATATAACGGCATAAAAGGACCATCTCCACCCATATCAAACGCGTTGAAGTCGCCACAGATAAACATGGCTTCATTTTTTGGTATATTTTCATTCACCCATTTTATAAGGCACTGTGCCTGACTCAACTTAGAGTGGTTTGTTAAACCAAGGTGAGTAAGGACAAGATGAGCAGGTTTTCCATCAACAATAATTTTAAGATATACACCAGACTTCTCAAATAACTCACCCAGAGTTTCAGCAATGTAATCTGGATTACCCCTCTTTTCCTTATCTGAGGCAGGACGCTCATCTGTGTAAAATTCACCTGATGTTGTGAAGGGAATATGCTTCGTCAGTTCAGGTTTGACTCCTTCAGGGAGGAAGATTACATATCTGAAAGAATACGCATCGTTGTTGTATGAATGTATAATCCGGTAGTATTTTGATTGAATATATACATCCAGCTTTTCTGCCGCGTCCTTACTAACTTCACATAAAGCACAACTTTTGCCTTCTTCCAAACATTTCAAAACCGTTTTGGTCATTTTTTCAATATCGTCCGTGGGGTTAATGCCGAAAACCTTCCCAAGGATTCCACTACTGCGCCTATCGCAGTCAATATTAGAAACGTATATGGAAAAAGTATTACCCATGATGAATGTTAAGTATATGATATGCTTAAAGATCTTTGGGTGATGTGTAATTTTATGATATAATGTAAAAAAAATCAATTTTTGTTATATTTTTTTGTTAATTTTGTTTTTATTACCATTATTTTAATATATTTTTTTTGTTGTTTTTATTACCATTATTTTATCAATTTACAAATTGCTTTAAAAATATTTTCTCTTGTCATAAATTTATATCCTTGTTTTTTTATAATCTTTATTCCATTTTTTATTTAATTTAATTGTTTTTTTTAAACTACACTCTTCTTTTAACGCACGTGTTATTTGTTTAATAAAATATTCATTCTTATCTGTTATATCTTTTTTTTCATGTTTAAGAATTTCTGGCAAAAATTTTAGTATAAAACGCTCACATTTTTGTTCAATTATAACTTTATCGCATATCTTAATATAATAATTATAATCAGATTTTAATTTATAATATAAATTTTTATCTTTTCCAAATATTGTGTTATCATTTAGTCCAACAAATATTAATAGTATTTTATTATGTTTTTTTATATAATTGTCAATATATTTTTGGTATTTACTTACATTTATATATGTCCATCTTTTAAACTTATACCACTTATTTGTAAATATTGTTTCTTCATTATATAATAATGTTATAAATTATTTATAAATTATTTATAAATACTTAAGAATTATCTATTTTTAGATATATTATCATTATATTGTATAATAATATAATAAATTAAAAATTGATTTTATTTTAATTAAAATATAAAAATATTAATAGTTATCAATTATATATGACAGACATAATATACACTTTAATAATTTTATTCAAGAATTCAGAAGAAAAAAGGAAAAATAAAGAAGCATCTACATATAGGGAACAATATTGGAAAATGCGTAATCTTTATAATACTCATGGTGGCGAATATGGTAAATTCAAAGAAATAGATGCATTAATGAAACATGCAGAAAAAATATATGCAAAATCTGTAAATAATATGAATTATATTCCGCCTTCATTAAAGGCAGACGCATTTCCTATTCAATATAGAGATAGAATAATACAAGCAACACAAATACAAAGTGCTTCCATGTCTAGTGGTTTATTATCTTCAAGTGTATCTCTACCATCACCAAATAGTTTTACGATAGATAAAAATGGTTATCCTTCAACGGTTCATGTTCCGAAATTACCACCTATTGAACAATATTATGATATAACTGACCGACATAAATTACCAAGTTTAACTACGGGTGACAATTGTTGTTTAGGTAAATTAGGAGAATCAACTCTAGGACCTTGGTATCCGCCTCGTGGTAGTTATTAATACAAATACAAATGTTGTCATACCATATGAAATTGTAATAAATATAAGTGATAATATCATTGTAAAACTGTTAATTATTGATGGAATTCCCCAATCTATCACCATATTTATAGACAAACACGCACTATCAAATTTTGAGTTATAACTTGTAAATGTATTTTTGTTTTTGGTTAGAAATGAAAATTCATTATACTTACACAATGCCCATCTATAAAAACACGGTTTAATTTTGGTAGTAAAGAGTTTTGTATTCTTTGGGTGAAGATACCATTTTTTGTAACTTTTATGAATTATACAACTTACTCCATATACTAACAAACATAGTTTAATATCTTCGTTAATTAATGAATATGTATACGACTCCATAAATTGAAGTAAAATGCTTACACCATGCATTATAAATATAGTTTTAATTATATCATTATTTTTTAACAAATCACACGCCTTAGTTAATAGAGGGTTGGATAGAATTTTATCCAAAGGACCAATCCTACCCAAAACATACCAACCAATTGGTATTGTTATAGCAATGAATACAAGTGGATTCGTCATTTTGCTGGTGCTGTTGCGAATATACCAATGATTTGGCAATAGTAAAATATATTTAAAGTGTGAAAAAAATCAATTTTTGTAAATTAGGTAAATCCATATGTTCTGGTAAATATGTTAATTTATTAGAATGACAATTTAAAGTTTGTAAATTAGGAAAATTAATATGTTCTGGTAATTGTGTTAAATTATTACGAGAACAATCTATTTTTATAACTAACTCATTGTTAATAATATCATTAAAAGTTTTATATGTTTTAAAACTATCATCTTTATAAGTAACTGTAATCATTATGTTATGTATTGCGTTATGAGTTATATATATATATATAATTATTAAATACTATTTAAATCAATTTTTAAATTAAAAACATATTCAGATTTGAATCCAATGCCAAGCTATCATTCGGATTTAGATATTATTATTAACATCATTGAAAATAAAATGTATTTACTAGGGAATGATATTGAACAATTTAATTATTTAAATTTTGAATATCTGGAAGCTGAAGATGAATCTGGAGACGCTTATATAATGGATTTTAATCTTGAAGAGATTAGTAAATTAATTAAATAAAACTTTATAATAATTATTTTTAAATATTACACTTTTGCACATTTAAAACGGCGATTTTTTAATAATATAAAAAGATATCAGTATATTATAAATAAGAAATAAATTACTTAAGAATTACTTAAGAATTACTTAAGAATTACTTAAGAATTACTTAAGAATTACTTAAGAATTAATAAATATTAATAAATATTAATAAAATAGTATAACATTATGGGTGACCGTTGTAATGAAGTTGCTGCAAGTTGTGGAGATAATTTTGGACAATATTGTGATGAAAATAATGTTTGTCATTGTATTTGTTATGATGTAGGTGAGGGAGTTTCTGCAGGAGACTCAGGTGGTTCAGGTGGGTATCCTGATGGTAGTGACTGTGGCAATGATGGTAATGATGGTAATGGTGTATCATATAAAAGAGGAGCACGTGTAATGGGTGTTAATAATACCATTACTCTTAGTGAATGTCGTATAAACAATGAAGGTTTTGATGCCAGTCCTGACGGTTTACACGGATTTAAAATATATGTTTATGGATACCCAAAAGGTCCTGTGCATGTATATTTTGGATCATCTTACACCGATGGAACAATTCTTATGACTAGAACTTGGGGTAGAAATGATTCACGGTTTAATTTTATAAAACTTGTGGGAGGACAAGTATTATCGGGGTTTTAATTTAATTGAAAATAAAAAAATGTTTCACTAATACTATGAGTTATCTAATTCAGGTGGGTTTTATCCCACCTTAAAAATATATATTAACAATATTTACTAATAATATCATTATAAATTTCATCAAATAATATTAATTTATA